CCAAATACATTTGCTTCAGCAACGTCACCGATTCCACTGGCAAATCTGGATGCAAACTTTGCTTACTATGATGCGGCAATAAACGTATCAGGTGCAAACTTGGTGTTTCAAGGTTTGCAATCAACTGGACAAACCGCGCCAACGATTGCAAGTGCGACAACGATTGCGCCGACAACTACAATTGCTTTTGTCTCAGGCACAACTGCAATTGCTACCATCACACCACCTACGCCCATTTCACTGACAGGCGGTCAAATCACTTTGATTCCTACTGGTTTGTTCACCACCACAACAACGGGTAATATTGCTTTGGCCTCAGTCGCAGTTGTTAACAAGGCTTTGATATTGACGTACAACCAAGGCACTGCCAAATGGTATCCATCTTATTAAGGCAACATCATGAGTTTGCAAACCATTTTGTCAATCGCTGAAGATAAAAAATTTTATGTGTATTTGCATTTACGCAAAGACACCAATAAACCTTTTTATGTTGGCAAAGGATGCGGTAAACGAGCTTATACAAAACAAGGTAGAAATAAATATTGGAAAGCAATTGCAGATAAACATGGTTATGATGTAAAAATCATGCAAGATAATTTAACAGAAATGCAAGCATTAAATTCTGAAAAATTTGCTATTTCAATATTGTCAAATTATGGAAATTTAACAAATGCTTGTTTTGGTGGTGGTGGTATAACTGGTTGGAAACATACTGAAGAAACTAAAACAAATCAAAGAATTGGATTGCTAAATTCATATACACCTGAACTTTTGGAAATACGCAAGCAAAAAATGTTGCAGTTAAAGGTTGCTCAAAGACCAGAAGTAAGAGCAAAAATGTCAGCGGCAAATAGAGATTATCTTAAAGGCGCAAACAATCATGAAGCTGTTGCAATTAAGTGCAATGGCATAATTTACCCAACAATAAGAGCAATGTGCCAACAAGAACAAATTAAATTAAGCACTTTCAAATATTGGAGAAAAAACAATCAACTTGTAAAACATGGGATTGAAATATTATGAGCCTCCAAAGTATTTTGGCTATTGCTGAATCTGTGTCCATAAATGATAAAAAATTTGCTGGTCAGATGTTGTCACGCAATATGCGAATTAGCACATCGGAGATTCTTACTGTTCAGCCATTTCAATTCACTATTAAGCCAATGAATTATTTGCAGTACAGCACCAATCGGTCGGTGTTGTCTGCACTTCGCACGGCTGACAGAATTACAGAGCAATACATCAACTTTGGCACAACTGGCTGGCTTAACTACATTAAATATCAAGGCGATATGTCCAGCGTTCAAGCAAACGCAACAACAATTGAAGTTGGAACGACAGGCAAAAACATTATTCTTGGCACATTACCAGCAATCACATCGACTTTGTACATTGTCAAGACAGGCGACTTTATTCAAATTGATCGCTATGCTTACATTGCCACGGCTGATGTTCAGCGCGGCGGCGCATCCACTGTGACCATTCCTGTTCACCGCACCATCATGACCACTGTATCGGCTCAAAGTCCTGCTGTAATCGGTCAATACGGCACAACAACGAGCTTGGGCGGGTCAACCTATACGGGCATCACTTTCCCCGTTGTCCTGCGCGATTATCCGACCTATTCGCTTATTCCAATGACCAATGATTCATTTATTCAATGGGATGGCACATTCAACGCTTATGAAGTGGTCTTGTAAATGAACATCATTGCGCCAGTTCAAGACACCAACGTCATTCGCTATGCTGACTTTGTGCGAATTACAACGTCAACGGCTGTCTATCGGTTTTCCACTGCGCCTACGGCAATTACAGTTGCATCGGTTGATGCGTTACCCTTTACAGGCTTGTCGCAACTGGTCAGCATTGGCTCGGCAACCAGAGACATTAAAAGCACCGCCAACGAAACGACAGTGACTTTGGTGGGCATAGATACCACCATGCTTGCTTTGGTGCTTGGCGCAAATATCAAAGGTTCAAAGATTGAAATGTGGCATGGGTTTTTTAATGCCGCTGGCAACTTGATAACCACAACCAATTCGGCATGGATAAACTCATCAAACTATTATCTTGAATGGACAAACAACAAGAATGTCCAAGTGCCTTGGCAATCTTCAATATCAAATAGCGGTTTGTATCAATATTTCACAGGCTTCATCAACAGCTTCAGCATCAGTGAACAGTGGATGGAGGAGATTCGCGGCTATGTTGGCACAGTGACTGTCAGCGCATCCAGCATTCAGCTTATTTTGCAAAACCGCACGGCTGGACGCTACACAAACAACAACGCATGGACACAATTCAATGCAACCGATACCAGCATGAATCGCGTCAACTTCATTCAAACGATAAACTACCAGTTCGGTAAAAACGCAAGCCCCAACTCATAGGATAAAACATGATAAGACAAGCCAATAAATTTGACATGGAAGCCATTGTTCGGATGCTCAAAGCATACCGCGACAAAGCACCAGCGCAATTTCTGCGAGATTCCAGCAATCAGGAACATATTGAAAAACTGATAACCAACATCATTGCTGGCGCGGGTTTCATTTTGCTCGCTATCAAAGAAGATGACCCTGTGGGCATGGTAATTGCCGCACAACATCCCAACATTTGGAATCCAGATGTGACGCAAATTAGCGAGATTGCATTCTGGATTGACGAGGAACATCGAGGTGGCAAATTTGCCCATCGACTGCTTCACGCCTACATTCAGCAATGTGAAGAATGGAAGCAAGAAAACCGCATCCAATTTTTCAGTCTCAGTAAAATGGTCAATAGTCCCGACTTGTCTTATGAAAAGTTCGGTTTTGAAAAGTTGGAAGAAACGTGGATTAAATAATCATGCCCGGTTCAATAATTGCTTATGCTATCTTGGGGGTAAATACAGGCTATGCTTATGCCGCCTTGTCTTTTGCCATCAATATGGTGGCATCTTCAATTCTTGCCAAGCAATTTTCCAATGATTCAAACCTTAACAGCACGGGAGGCGATCAGTTAAATCCCGGCAGTCGTTTGCAAATTCCCCCTGCTGGCGACAATAAGATTCCAGTTATCTATGGCTCGGCTTACACGGGCGGCACAATCACTGACGTATCCATTACCAACGATTATCAAAATCTGTACTATTGCCTTGCCTTGTGCGAGGTGACCAACACCGAAAGCGGCGGCACACCTGACACAATCACCTTTGGCAACGTCTATTGGGGCGGCAAGCGGGTTGTTTTTGACGGGACAGGCTATGTGGTGGCTTCGCTGTTGGATGAGTCTACGGGGCTTTACGATTACTCTGTTGCTGGCAAGTTGGAATTCTATTTTTATCGCAACGGTTCAACAAATCCAACCAATAGCAGTTTTTTTGCTTATGGCCCTCAAGTCATGGGTAATACCAATTTGATTTATCAGTGGAATAACACCAAGTTGATGAGCAACTGTGCGTTTGTGATTATCAAAATCAGATATTCAGCAAGCGCAAACCTGACGGGCATTCAACAGACCAAATTTCAAGTCACCAATTCAAGATACGCGCCCGGCGATTGCTTTAGCGATTATTTATTTTCCACTAGATATGGCGCGGCTATTTCTACTGCCAACATCAACAGCACCAGTTTGACCGCGCTGAATGCTTATTGCAATCAGCCGTTTACTTACACAACCTATACCAGCGGCAGTAACACATTGCCGCAACGATTCCGCTTTGATGGCGTTTTGGATACGCAACAGCCAATCATGACCAATCTGCAATACATGGCTACTTGCTGTGATTGCTTGTTACGTTACAACGAAATATCAAATACATGGGGCGTAGTGGTTCAAAGCCCAACTTATACAGTTGCAATGGCATTGAATGACAGCAACATCATTGGTTCTATCAATGTTACGCCTTTGGACATTGCTTCATCATTCAACATTGCCGAAGTCAAATTTCCTGACAGTTCATCGCAAGACAGTTTTAATTCGGCGACATTCAATCTTGCAGTAATAAGCCCATCGTTGCTTTATCCAAATGAACCAGTTAACAAACAGTCAATCAGTTTGCCTCTAGTAAACAATGACGTTCGCGCACAATATCTTGCCAATCGTTTCTTGGAAGCCTGTCGTGAAGATTTGCAAATTCAACTGACTATTGGTTATGTTGGCTTGCAATTAGAAGCTGGCGATATTGTTTCATTGACCAACACAAATTATGGCTGGTCTGCTAAGTTATTCCGCATTGCCAAAGTGACAGAGAATTTTGGCTCTGATGGAACAATCACTGCAACGCTGATGTTGACTGAGTACAACAGCGCGGTCTTTGATGACACAAACATCACGCAATTTACGCCATCACCCAACACTGGTTTGGCTTCACCTTTGACATTTGGAACAATTCCAACGCCATCGGTTGCCGCAAATTATCCCAATGCCGCAAACCCGTATTTCATTGTCAACACCAATACCTCATCAGCGGGTATCGTTGATTATGTTGAGTTATGGTATTCGGCTTATGCAAGCCCGACTACCGCACAACGCATATTTGCTGGAACAACGGCAGTTGCATCTGATGGCAACCCATATTCACCAAACACTGCTTTAACCGTCACGCTGTCAGACATTTCTGCTGGTAATTGGTATTTCTTCACCCGCATGGTCAATGGACTTGGTTCAAGCATTTACAGTTCAGCATCAACGGTGTTTCAATGGCGACCAACTACATTTACCTATCAGAATCAATATTTGATTGTTGCCTATGGTGATGACCTTGTTGGCACAAACATTTCATCATCGCCTACTGGTAAAAATTATTACGGGTTGTACAACAGCGCATCAAACACATATAGTTCAACTGCATCAAACTACACATGGTATTTGGCGCAACCGACATTTGGCACAGTCAATAAACTTGCATACATAAATCGTACAGGCAGAAAATTTAGCTTTGGTACTGCGCCAGCGGGATATGCGTCATCGACTGCGGCTTATGTGCCTACGTCAACTTTTGATAATTCTATTTGGTCTGCATTGCCTGATGGCACAAACTACATTGACCTTGATGTACGCACGGGTCAACTTACGCGCACAGGAACGACCACGGTTGGTTCTGGACAGATTGCAATTACAAACAACCCTGATGGAACAATGATTGGGTCTTTGGCTCAATTTTTAAATTTTGGTGGGCCAACAACTTACACATCTTCAGTTGCTCAGTTGACCATTGATATTTATGGTCGAGTGGTCGGTGTTATTCAGCCTGATAATTTTTATTACACATCAGAAGATTTCACCGCAACCGCAGGGCAAACAATATTTACTCCAGCGGCACGACAAGCAGGATACATCACTGGTCAAGATTTGGTGTTCCGCAATGGCGTGTTGCTTGATACAACTGAATATACAGAAACAAGCACAACAGTCACCATGAACACGGCTTGCGTGGTGGGTGAATATGTTGCCATTGTTTCTATGCGTTCTGTGGCGGCATCTATTACTTATGAAGATTTGGGTTTGTTGTATTCCAGCGGCACAGGAACAACAACGCTAACCTACACCAATTTGCCAAAACAAATTATCAATGCTGGCGATAAATTAACATTCAGCAATTCTGGCACACCAACACAATACACAGTTTCAACAATTAACTACACAACCAAACAAATTGTTTTTACTGCGGCGTTCACGGCATCTGCTGGTAATTCTGTTTATCGCTATCGTGCATCTGGCTCAACATACCCATCATTTAGCCGCTGGACTGCAACATTGACTGCGGCAAGCACTTACACGCCCACAACATTCCAGTTGGTGTCAGGTTCTGAGTTTCTGTTCTTAAACGGCACTGTGGTAAATGACCAAGACTATGATTTGGTCGGCAACACAGTTAACAATTTTCCAAGCACAGCAACAGGAAATTTCACAATCATTCAATTTGCCGCAAACAATCAAGGTGTGCCAAATGGATTGCCATCATCTACGTCAACATTCACAATTAGTGGAACACCAACCTACATATTTTCATATACGCCAAATTATTTTGAGATTTTTGGCAATGGGTGTTATTACGATCAAGGTACAGATTACACAACGGCATCAGGTTCTTACACGCTTGTGCCAACGCCGACAAACAACACAACAGTTCTTGTTCAACAAACATACAACGCCGCAGGAGTAGCATGACACAAGCATTTAATCTTTCACAACTTGCCAACAACGTAAACACTACTGGTCAGCTTAATGCGGCGGCTGGTTTGTATAACCAACTACCAGTAGCAAATGGCGGTACTGGTGTTGCAACAGTTGCATCAGGAAATATTCTTGTTGGTGCTGGCACTGCGGCAATGACTGCATTAGCTGGTACAAATGTTAATGATGTTGTTACTTGGAATGGTACAGCTTGGGTTTCTACTGTTTCTGGTGGTGGCCCTGCACCCATATTGCGTGTTTATACATCACCATCGCCTTGGATAAAACCAGCATCGCTTAAAGGTGTAAAGGTAACCGTAGTAGGCGGGGGTGGAGGTGGTTTAGGAATAAGTAATGGTACAGTGGGTCTTATTTCTTCTGGCGGCGGTGGCGCAACAGGAATAACAGTAATTGCCGCGCCATCTATTCCCGGCCCTGTTACTGTTACTGTTGGAACTGGTGGCGCGGGTGGGGCTGGCACTGTAACAACTCCAAGCACTGTTGGTAATCCGGGTGGTACTGGGAATACTTCTAGTTTTGGTACTTTAATTACTGCAACTGGCGGCACGGGTGTACCCGGCCCTATTCAAACTTTATCACCAGGGGCAGGCGGGGCAATAACTCCAAGTCCAACTATTTTAGGTATGGATGGCGTACCCGGTCGTCAAATATTAATAAGTCCGGGCACTCCATTAGTAAGTATCTATAATGTAGGCGGTAGTTCTGGTTTTGGTTTTGGTTTTGGGTCACAAAAATCGCCAATTAATACAAGTTCAACTATTGGTTATGGTGCAGGCGGTGCATCAGGCAATGTCCCTCAGACCGCTGGATTAAATGGTAGTAATGGTATTGTTATTGTTGAGGAGTTTTATTGATGAAAGCACTTATTTCACCCATTGAACCAAGACAAACTGGTTATCGTGTTGCACAAATATCCGAATCAGAATTTGAAGTAGCACTTCCTTTGTTTTGGGTAGACTGTGCAGATACCGACAAAGCAGATCAATGCTGGTATGACCCAAGCGACCAGACAATCAAACCATTTGACATTACAGGATAAATTATGTGCGACCAACTCAGCCAATTTGTTGTTGAAAAGTATGTTCACCTCAAGAATTTTCTTGCGGAACAATCATGTGTTGAGTTGACCGCAGAATTGAAACGTCTGGTTGCTGAAAAGCAAACTACACAAGACAGTCAATGCCCAAAATCTGAAGCCATACACGGCGCAATGGCATTTGATAAATTGCTGGTTGATTTGTTGCCGCATTTTGAACGTGTGTCTGGTCGGCGGCTTTACCCAACATATTCTTATGCTCGCTTGTATGCGCCCGGCGAAGATTTAACCATCCATACAGACCGCGAATCCTGCGAAATCAGTGCAACCCTTACCCTTGGCTTTGAGGGCGATGTGTGGCCTATCTACATGGGTGATGAGGGTAAGGCTAACGCAAGCAAGATTGACATGGTTGTAGGCGGTGCTGTGCTTTATAGGGGTATGGACAAACACCATTGGCGCGAAACATACACAGAGGGCAAGTGGCAAGCACAGGTGTTCTTGCATTACGTTGATGCTGATGGCCCACACGCTGAATGGAAATTTGACAAGCGACCATCACTTAACTTGCCATCGCCTGAAATGCGGCATTGGATTTATAACGACATCCTGACACCTGAAGCCTGTGATTCACTTGTTAAGCTGTACACACAAGACCGTTTGGAAAAAGAACCACCGCACATAGGCAATGGTCAAATTGATACATCTATTCGCAATGTCACCCGTGTGATGTTGCCAACATACAAAGACATTGGCGGTCGGCTTGCGGCGGCAGGGCTTTGGGCAAACAAACAGATGTGGAACTTTGATGTTACCCATTCCAATCAAGCTGAATTCCTTGCATATCCCGCAGGAGGGCGGTATCAAGCCCATGTGGACACATTCCTACAACACGGCGATGAATGCCGCAAATTGACGGTTTTAGCGTTTCTGAACGATAATTTCAAGGGCGGCAAGTTCTTCTTGCAAGACGGGCAGAATCGTTACTATCCACCGCAGTCAAAAGGCACTGTGTTGGTGTTTCCATCTTTCATAATGCACGGCGTGGAAGATGTGGAGGAGGGCGAACGGTTTTCTGTTGTTTGTTGGATGGTAGGCAAATTTTTTAGGTAACAAAATGAATTCACCCATTCTGGCGGTTCGCAATATTAGCGATGAAGAATTAAAAACAATGTTGCGCGAAGCGGCTGAATGGGGCGCAAAACGCGCGTTGGCTGACATTGGCTTGCATGATGATGACGCTGGCTCAGACGTTAAGGAATTGCGCGGCTTGCTTGAGACATGGCGCGATGCAAAGCGCACGGCATTCAGAACGGCAGTCAGTTGGCTGACCAAAGGATTCCTGATTATGATGATTGGTAGCGTCTGGTTTTACGCAAGCAAAAAGGGGTAAAAAATTGACCCTATCACTCTGTTGGTCATGGCAAATAGTTGCGTGGCGGCTATACGACAAGGTGCGACACTTTACAAACAAGCCAAAGAATCTTTTCTTGAAATCAAAGCCACCGCTGATGAGGTGGTTGGCATATATAAGGAAGTTACTGGATTTTGGAGTAACTTTAGTAACTTCTTCAAACCCAAAAAATCAACGCCCAAGCCTGTGGCGAAAGCGCGGAAAAAAGAAAAGTTTGTCGCCTACACAGAGACACAAGCCGCCGCCGACATCGTTAAGCAACTGACCGAATTCTTTTCCCTGCAAGACCAGCTTAACGAATATTTAAGGGCTGAAGAATTGAAAGCTGAAACTTACGACCCGACCATGACCAATGCGGAAATGATGGGTTCGGCAATGAACAGAATCATGTGTCAGCAACAGATGCAAGAATTGGAAGTGACGATTCGGGAAATCATGGTGTACCAAACACCGGGCTTGGCTGACCTGTACACCCAGACATTTGAACTTCGCGGCAAGATGCAAGAACAGCAAACCAAGGCACGACTCGCACAAGAAGCGCAAGACAGGCGGGACTCATGGCTACATCGGGAAAAAGAAAAGAACCTCAAATTAAAAATAGCGTACCTTTTGGCAACGGCGTTCCTGCTCCTGTACGTTTGGCTGTGGCTGATACTCCTCAATCGGTGGCAAAAGACATAATGGGATGGGTCGCTATGTCCATCTGTATAGGGTTGCTACTACCCTTGCTTGGATTCCTGTATGTGGATATATTGACTGCAAAGCATGAAGTCAAGACGCAAAGCGAAAAGATTGAACAACTCAGGCGAGAAATTGAAAAGGAAAGACGAGATGCAAACCCCGACAGACCCAAATGACACAACCGTCAAGCATTTTATTTATTATTACGCTTGGTTTTGGGCAATTACTTCAGTGCTTTATTTTTTCTGTGTGACGTTTATTTTGTTGCCAGACGGCGGTCGAGACTTTGCCAACATCATTCTTGGGTTCTTGCTTGGTACGGCAGTTGCAACTATCATTTCATTTTTTTACGGGTCAAGCAAGTCAAGCAAAGACAAGACTGATGCAATGCTAAAAACTGACGAAGTACCAAAACCATAAGGGACAAACATGGAACAAACACTAAGAGGCAAGCTAACCTACAAGGTAACCTTAATGGTGGCTTCCACTCTATGCATTGTGGTGTTCAGTATGGTGTTCACCTTGATGTTTGGATTGTTTGATGAAAAAGTGGACAACACCGAAATTTTTAAGCTAATCAGTCCTGCATTTCAAACAGTGGTTGGCGGGTTTATTGGTCTATTGGCTGGCATCAAGTTGTCCCATGACGATGAAGAAATCACCAAACCATGAGTTTATTTAATCCTTGGGTAATACTTACCTTAATTTGTGCTTTTATTGGCTTTGGCTATGAATCATATTTGATAGGCATAAAACATGAGGAAAAACGCCAACAACTTGAGATTGCCGCATTAAATGCCAAGGCCAGAGAAACAGAACAGCGCATGGCAGATGTCGCCCAAACTTATGCACAGACACTAAGGAAAACTAATGATGTTGCAAAAATTAAAGAAACTAGGCTTCGTGCTGATATTGCCACTGGCGAGCGTAAGCTGTTCGTTTCTATCAAAGCCCCCGATTGCCCCATACAAACCGCCGCAGATGCCACCATTACCAGCAGAAATACAGAAACAAGAACCGAACTTGACCGAGGAATTGCTGAGGCTCTTATCAATATCACCAGCCGAGGCGACCAAGCCATCAGGCAATTAAATGTTTGTGTTGACCAGTACGAAAACATGAGGAATGCAAAATGAAATTAAGCCCATCATTTACGCTTGACGAATTAACGCATACTGATTTGCGGCAGTATGACAACACACCAACTGACGGCGAATTGGAAAACCTTGTCCGTTTGGCTGAATTTTTAGAGCAAGTCAAAGTCGTGCTAGGTGGCAAGCCCATCATTGTGAATTCTGCATTTAGGTCAAAAGCTGTAAATGATGCAGTGGGTTCAAAAGATGGCAGTCAACATCGCAAGGGCTGTGCGGCTGATATTCGTGTACCGGGTATGACTCCTGACCAAGTGGTTAAAGCAATCATTGAATCAGGCTTGCCGTATGACCAAGTGATACGCGAGTTTGACCGCTGGACTCATGTCAGCATTCCAAACACAATGGTTGCCGAACCTCGCGGCATGGCGTTAATTATTGACAAAGGCGGCGCAAGGACTTACGCCTAATCTTGCCAATCGGCAAGCCAGTTTGCAAGCAGACAGCAAACGCCAACGGTGACCGCACCGCCAAGGAACAGAACAAATACCAGCACCAGAAAATCCATCATTTTGTTTTCCTTGATAAAGCCTTGGAATAAATGAACACTTGATTCTTTTCGTTGATGTCGCGGTTATCTTGCTTGCGTTTGGCGTATTCCTCACCCTGCTTAAGCCGCTTCATTTTGATGTCGCGTGTCCAGATGCTTTTGCCGCTGTAATCAAATGCCGTGGTCATTGAGTTCTTTCAGTTTGGCTTCAATGGCTCTGGCAAAACGAATATGCACTTCCTCATCAGCATCAGCCGCAGTTTGAAAAAGTTCTTCAATTTCATCATCCGTCAGCCCTACAAATTTACGCTGTAACTTTGCTTGACATAACGCATCTAGTTCTTCTTTATATGCTGGATAGTCATTGTCATTGAGGTTTTGCCGCAAGAAGCGGTCAATTCTGTTGTAAGCTGTTGTCATGTGTTCTTCTCCTTGAGTTTGGACATTAAATTTTGAACAAAATCATGTAATGATGGGCTTTGTTCATCTAATTCGTCAAGCTCTTGTTGAGTTAAGTCAACCCATGTGCGCTCTGGCTGTGCCAATGCTTTTTCAACAACAGCAATAGCTTCCGCTGTTCCGCATGGCTCACCGCCGTGACAAAACTTTAGTGCATCAAGTACGAGTTTTAAATCATCTTGTGTCATTTTTTCATTCTCCGAACATAACTTGCAAAACTGTCAATGGTGTCTTTGCCAAATGGCGTTTTAAACATGACTTCAATTTCACGCGCTACTTCTTCAAGCACTTTGTTCCGCAATTCATCATAAAACTGCTGTTGCGTTTTTGGTTCTGTCGGTTTATTGAATTCACTCATAGCAATCCCCATCCAAACATAAAAAAGAAACTGTAAACCTTGCAAATGATGCCAACAACAATCGCCCAAAACAAGGAAGTCAAGATTGTGATTGCGTGTCTCATTTTAGAAACTTATCCCGTGCTGGTTTGAATGCTTGCCTAAATTCAAAGAAGTTTGCGTGAGCTGGGTTGATGAGAGCAAACAACCGACCAAGGTAAGGAATGATGTTGTTGTTAATTTTCCAGCCCGTGTCGGGGTTTTCTGCAAGGGCTGAATGGTGGCGCAAGACTTCCACAATAACCCGCGCAGAATAGTGTTTAAAGCCTTTTCTGAGTACTTTTAAGGCTTCAGCTTCAAAGGCCATCCAGATATGATGATTTTCAGGAAGCCATTCAAGAAATTCGGCACTAAACTGATCCTTGTTTTCAAATGCAACGTCTTCAGTGGATGCTTGAAACAAATCAAAATTTTTCATGTTTACTCCAATACTTTGTAACCGCGACCGTTAAGGCAAGTCTTAACAATTGCTTGACGGCGTTGATAAGCTGACCATGCGCCTGAGCCACTACCTACTAATGCCCCACTTGCAAACCCTGCGCTGGCGGCTGATTTAACAGGCATTCCTGTTTTGCTGGCAATCCATGCACTTAAAAGGGCTGATGCCGCGCCTTGGATGGCGGCTGACTTTGCCATTTCGGTAGGGACATGAACTTCCTCTGAAATGCGTTCGCATTCCATTTGATCGAGGTAGATGTTGCCGGGTGTCGTGCTGAACTTTGGATCAATGATGATCTTGTTCGCGCATCCGACCAGCAATAAAAGCAAAAGATATTTCATGTTAAACCCTCATTTCGCGTTTTTGAGTACGAGTCAAACCAAGATGAAAAACACTTGACACTTTTTTGTTGACCCGTGTCCTGTACCGTTTTGAATTGGCATGAGGATTTGCCTTTGGCTTTTTGACATCAGGCAGATCACCCAAGGCATAAACAGAACGGGGATACCGCCGCTGGTTTTCATGCTCATGGATGTATCTGGCTTTGTAAATCCGCTTAGGAAGATGTGGCGATTCCTTGTTCATGCGCGAAAGCACCGCACCGCCTTGTCTACGATCAATATCCAATTCATCGCAGATTTCGGCTGAAGTCAATTCACCGTGCTGGCGCAAAAGCCGTTCAATCTTGGCAACCAAGACACCGTAAGCCAGCTTCATATCTTGGACTCCAGAATGCGGCGCAATTCTTTTTCTTTGACTTCAACTTCATCCAAGAACTTGACCACTTCAAATTCAAGAGCGGCAATATATTCATTGTCACGTTCAACCGTCTGAATGAACAATTGCAATCCTGCTGGACAGCGGGGGTCGAATGACACATAGTCCACCCATTTCCTGCCTGTTACCGCCATTTGCCACATCATCTGGTCTTTATAGACTTTGGCAATAGGTTGAACCAAAAACATATTCAGGTGGTTTTTTGTCATTGGGCATTTGATTTCGACCATGCCCTCATCGCCCACAAGGCCATCAGGGCTTGCTGAAGACATCGCAATGCGCGGGTGGTCAATAGACCCTACCTCAGTCACCAAAACGCCCATATGGGCTTCGTAGGCACTGCGAGCGTACTCCTCCTGATCAACAGCCCACTGCATGGCTGGCGAGCTAAAGGTGACCGTATTGATGCCTGTCAGACGCTCCACGACCAGTTGGAACATATAGTCATCGCGGGAAGCGGCATAGCCTGTCTTTGTTTTGGCAACAATGTCAGAAATGCGTGAGCCAGTGGCTTTGCCCAGACGGGCGGCAAACCATTCAGGTGTTTGCTGTTTCATGCTTTTGCTCCTAATTTGGCTTTCATGTCATCTTTGGCTTGAATAAAGCGATTTTGTGTTTTCTTGTCGTTGTCTGCCGCCTTGTAAGCATCGCTATATGCCTTGGTCAATTCAGCAATGGTGGTGGCATCAAAGATTGCGGTCAGATGATCGGCAAGAATATTTGCTGGCATACCGCGACCAACTTCAAAACTCTCATCATCGGAATCAGGTTCGCCCTCTAAGGGGATTGCAAACGACTGAAAGCAAGCGTATTTGTATGCGCTGGACATGGCCTTATTGGTAGCCTTGTCGCCTGAATCCATTGCTTCACCGTAGGTTTTGACAGTGTGCTTAGACCCATCTTCCACGGCAACAAAATCAAATTCAGCTTCCACTGTCACATAGAACAAAGCACCGCCGCTTTTGGATACCCGTTCCTCGCAAACCCGTGAAAGCATTCTGGGTAGGATGCACAGGCCATGATCAGCCAGTAGTGGCGCAATAGCGTTATAAACGTCATCAATGCCGCGAAACTTAAATCCTGCTCCTTGGCTATTGGTACGAGTCTTTGCTATGCCTGTCTTCGCCAATGCGCCTTGCACGGCATTAATCGCTTGATAAACTTTCATGGATTTCTTTCAGAGTTGTAATGTGTTGTTGTTTAATTTGCATGATCTCATTGCACAGGATCATTACCTGACCCTCAAGTAAGCCCACATGAAATGCAAGCCTGTATCGAGGTTCAGCGTCATGTTCAGCCGCCAATTGTTTTAATCTACTGATGATTTCATCGGCATTCATTTGAGTCCCATCAATGATTTGACAAGCACCAACAAACCAATGATGTAGATGACCATAGGCAAATTGCTTGTTGGCTTGATGCCAAGCAAAATGCTTTGCCAAAATTCTTCATCGCGGGACATTTGCATTGGCTGGCGTGGGACATAGTATTGACCTATTCTCAAGCCGCTTTTGGTAGTGAATGGTAAGTTATTCACTGTGACTCTCCCATCTATCGTAGTCGGCTTGCTTGCGTTCTTCTTCGCAATGTTTTCTCCAACGATACGCAACTTCGCTTTCGATTTGCGTGGTGTCTTTTGCGCTGATGTCATTTGTAACCTCCAATCCATCTTGAAAAACTTCGATCTCAAATTCTGAATTCAGACCGACATCTTCATCTTCGTCAACAAATTCGTAAATAACTGTGACATCTGCGCCACTGGAAAGCTGATGCGTGAATGAACGAGTCATGATTTTCCCTCTTGCATTTGTTTTTTCATTGCTTCAACCATCCGCTCAAATTGCCATGTCAACACATCAAAATAAGCATTTTCAACAGTTTGATCGGTAATTTTTTGTTCAATGTTGACGGCCTTAAGAGGGTCATCATTTATTTCATATGTCAATCTAATTGTCCAAGTCATGATTCCCTCGCTTTTAACATTGCGTCTGCTTGTCTGTACGCATGTTTGGCTATTTCATCCCACATAATGTCGTGACCATAAGCAAGCAACCCTGCAAGCATCCCTTGCATAGCCTTTGCCGCCATGTAGTCACGCAGACTAACTGGCAATTGAATTTGTTTTTCTTTTGGCTCTGTACTGTCTTTGGTATTCGTTGTAGTTATCACGGTTTGATTCCTTCCATTGTTTTGTTTTTTTATCACTGCATGTTTTGCAATAACTTTTTATTCTCATGCGACCAGATCGGCTGTTGTCAAGTGAAAACATAGATTGATGTTTTTGCGTTTTGCATGACGGGCAAAATTTGTAATCCTTGGGCATGTCCCGATACGTGTCATCAGGCATTGATGCATGTCTGGTATTGCACGAAAGGCAAACAACACCAAGCGTTCCATCTCTGTAATGCTGAAGACTTGCAACAGTTTCACGACCATCTTTTGACCTCCAATTCATCGTTGTTCCGCAATCTAGGCATTGCATTTTTTTGTTTAGCAAGCCTTCAATCTCTTCTTTTGTTGGAACAATTTTGTTGTTTCGCCTTGCGCTTTGACGCATTTGCCCAATCCTGTAATGCTTCTCACAAAGATTTTGATTTCCCTGTTTTATTACCGCATCTTGACCACATGAAGAACATTTCATAAATTACCTCCTCTTGGTAATTGTATGACATCTTGGATTACTTCGCAACTGGAAATGCTGGTGGGTTGTTTGGTTTTGTCATATCTTGTCCTGTGTTGTTGAGGCGTTCAGTATAAGCCGGCTTGACACTTCTGTGCAATAACCACATAGTAAGCTAGGTTATCACTTGATAAGCTGGCTGTACTATAATTTTTGCATGGACAAACACACCGCAATCAAAAAAGCAGGGGGCGTGACCGCTCTTTCAAGGCTATTGGGCATCAGTCGTTCCGCGATCTATATGTGGGATGGGTATGTGCCTGAAGCAAGGCTGTGGCAGTTGAGGGCATTGAAACCTGAGTGGTTTTGATGCATAATTTGAGGCACGGCTACCCTTAGCGGGGGAAAAAGCGATTCGTTACCGCTCTGCCGTTGTTTCTTTCTGTAACGAAGACCGACAACGTGAGGTTAATATGCTTTTGATACCCAAAAATTGGGCAGTTTTCCAGCACTATAAAGATCGATGTCCACCGTGGATTAAGCTTCACCGCGATCTCTTAAACGACCGCACTTTTATGTGCTTGCCTATTGCTAGCAAGGCGATAGCACCCTTAATGTGGTTGCTAGCATCAGAGTCCAAAAATGGTGTTTTCGATGGTTCAGTCGATGAGCTTGTGTTTCGATTGCACATAACCCCCAAAGAGTACCATGATGGTGTTAAACCATTGATTGATAAAGGCTTTTTTATTATTGCTAGCGGAGTGCTAGCAGACCGCAAGCAACTTGCTATCCCAGAGACAGAGACAGAGACAGAGACAGAGACAAAGACAGAGAAGAAGGAGAAAGCAACTGTCGTTGCTACGCCTGACGGCGTTTCACAATCGGTGTGGGATGACTTCAAAACCTTGCGTAAAGCCAAAAAAGCACCGATTACCCAACGTGCTGTTGATGGCATCATTGTTGAAGCAAACAAAGCTGGCTGGTCGCTGGAACAGGCTTTGACCGAATGCGTGGTGCGCGGATGGCAGTCATTTAAGGCTGAATGGGTTGCTGACAAGCCTAAACTGGTCAACAGGTTTGATGTTGCCACCACCACCGTGCCATCAAAGCCCGGTCGTGATCCCGCGCTTGTTAAGCTCGATCAAGATAGGCTGAAAGTCGTGCCGCCAAGCCCAGAGGTTTTGGCAAAACTTCAAACACTGAGGGGGAGAAATTGAATGAGTTGGCTTTATTCGCGGGTGCTGATATAATGAAGTCACTTATTAAGGAAGCCTAATGGAAATAAAACAATGCAGTAAGTGCAAAGATAAATTGCCGTTGTCAAATTTTTACCAACGAACAAACGCAAATTCGCATCATTCGGCTTGCAAGGTTTGCGAACGAAAAATGGCGAAAGATTGGTATGAGCACAACAAAGAAAAAGCAACAGCCAAGGTCAAGGAATGGAGGCAACAAAATATTGATGCTGTAAAGAAATATCGCATTGACAATCGAAAAAAGAACTATCGACAAGAACTTGTAAGGAAATATGGAGTTGAAATAACTTGGTTTGATGAACAGTTGAAAACACAAAGTAATGCTTGTGTTTGTTGTAAACGGCAATTTGAATGGGGTAATAAGCAAACTACCCCTCATGTTGACCATTGTCATACAACTGGAAAAGTAAGAGGAATTCTTTGCAATCGTTGCAATACTGTTTTGGGTCTTTGTCAAGATAACAAAGAACTTTTTACAAACTTAAAAAGGTATTTGGAATGTCATGGTTAATCAGTCAAGCCTTAATGAACTCGCTCTCTTTGCCGGGGCGGGTGGAGGAATACTTGGGGGAAAACTCCTTGGATGGCGAACAATCTGCGCCGTTGAATGGGAAGCCTATCCAGCAAGCGTACTGTGCGCCAGACAAAATGACGGCATTTTCCCGCCTTTCCCGATTTGGGATGACGTACAAACCTTTGATGGAAAACCGTGGGCAGGAATTGTTGACGTTGTATCTGGCGGCTTTCCATGTACCGACATCAGTGCCGCAGGAAAAGGCGCAGGAATTGATGGAGAAGCCTCTGGAATGTGGCGAGAAATGGCGCGGGTCATTTGTGAAGTACGACCCGGCTACGTCTTCGTGGAAAACTCACCAATGCTCACTAGCAGGGGACTTGGACGAGTTCTTGGAGACTTGGCCAGCATGGGGTTTGATGCGCGGTGGGGAGTGTTGGGAGCAAAAGACGTTGGTGCAAACCATCAAAGGGACAGGATTTGGATTGTCGCCAAATGGCGTGGACAGCTTCCACACGCCCAACACAACAGGATTAGACGGTGGGAGCAACAGCAGGAAAGCATTAAAGAAACGACAGATGTTTCCAACGCCAAATGCAAGCGATGGGAAAGGTGCGAATATGAAACCAGACAAGAATGGAATTCCACACGACCTACAGAAAGGTTATTTGAGGGGAGTTGTGAAAGTTTGGCCGACTCCGAGAGCAACAGATTACAAAGGTGCAACAAGCCCGGATGCAATGAGCAAAGCGGCAAAAAGGGGGTTCAGTCCGAATTTGCCAGAAGCTACGGCGGCGACAACAGCAAATGGTGGTCAGTTGAACCCAACATTCTGCGAGTGGCTGATGGGGTGGCCGCTAGGGTGGACAGAATTAAAGCCATTGGAAATGGACAAGTCCCATTGTGCGCCGCAACTGCTTGGAAAATTTTAAGTAAGGACATCACATGACAAGAGCACACGCAATCCGAATGTTGCTGAGTTTTGAGCCGCATTCTCACAAAGAACTCAAAGAGATCACGGGATGGGAGGGCATACGCCTGACCAAAGTCCTGCAATACATGGAGTTCCAAGGCCACATCGAAAGGGCTGATCGCAAATGGAATTTGACATTGAAAGGCTTCGAGAGTCTGAAGCGCGTGACTGGAACAGAAGATTTAAACAAAAGGTTCGAGAGCTTGGTCGAAGCGCGGCAATTCATTGGTGGAATGCAATCCTTGCTGACATCGAGCGAAAGCGCGGTCGTGTGATGGTCGAAGAATTGAAGATGCGAATGAAAAGGAATCAGGATGAGAGCAAAAAAGGTTGATCTAAACCAAATGGAAATTGTCGCTACGCTCAGAAAGATTGGCGCAACCGTGCAAAGCTTGGCATCGGTCGGCAATGGATGTCCTGACCTATTGGTCGGCTTTAGGGGCATCAACTACCTGATGGAAGTCAAGGACGGCGACAAAGTATTAAGCGCACAAAAACTCACGCCTGATCAAGTTAAATGGCACATTGAATGGCGCGGTGAAGTTCATATTGTCAGATCAATATATGACGCATTTGAAGTATTGGGAATTGCATGATTCACAAACTGTACGAAGTTAAACAAGCTCACGCACTTTTCATCACATTGTGGGAAAAAGTCAAGGCATCGCTTGAAGCTGGCAACAAGCTTGAAATTGAAATTAAGCCTGAAAACAAGTCCCGCGAGCAAGAAAAACTTTATCACGCCATCATTGGCAAGATCACCAAACAGGCTGAACACGCTGGTGGTCGGTGGGATTCCGAAAGTTGGAAAAGATTTTGCTTAGACCAATTTGCAAAGGACACTGGTCGCCCGGCGGGAAAGATTGCGCCAAGTCTTGACGGTGAGCGCATTGTTCAGATTGGCTTGCTAAGTCGGGAATTCAACAAGGAAGACGCGATGGAATTTACAGAATGGCTCATGGCATGGGCGGCAGAGCGAGGGTTTGAGGTATGAGAAAAAAGTGCAAGCGGAAAATCTGGAACAAGGTCAATCCAATTGAATTTGCAATCACGGGCGCGGCGATCACCGCAGAGGATAAGCTTGACAGGCTCAGAATGGGCGAATTAAGCGCGATTGAGAGCATGGTCAAGGGTAATGCCACCACGGGAGATTGGAGAGCCTTGGTGGATATGCTGAACATTGCCGAAACAATGAGTACCAACGGGATTGGAATTGAGGTGCTGGAAGTCTGCCAAATAGTGCAAAAGGAAATGGAAGCGGCGGCGCACAGGTACGAAAAGACTCGCAAAATGGGGTTGACAGGCACAGGCATCAGGTACATCAAGGAGCTTTACGCCCTGCATGACCTCCAGCGCACCAGTATCAGTCGGTCGGAATATGAGCGAATGATCGAAAAAACCATCAATTACATCAGGTCGAACAACCATCGGGTCGTTCACATCGCATGAGTTACCCCAAATTCAAGTACTGGCGCAACAAACAGCACCTGAAGAACGTGGCATCCCTGCCATGCCAGAATTGTGGCATTGAGGGATTCACTCAGGCGGCGCACAGCAACATGGCAATCCACGGCAAAGGCAGGAGCATTAAGGCATCGGACGAGTTCACCGTTGCTTTGTGCTTTGAATGCCATCAAGCTTTGGACGCTGGACATTTGATGACAAAAGAGCAAAAACAAGCCATGTGGTGGAACGCTTTTCGCAATACATGGTTAGAATTGCTTGACAGAAACTTGGTTGTTCCTGATTTGCCGATTCCAAAACAAGAGGAATGACCGCTAAGACGCATGGGGATTGACTCTGGGGACTACCGGGGTAGCGCAACAGTCCCCAGTCGTGTTGGTTCGCTATGGCAAGGCATTGAGTCCTGCAACCGCCGACTGTCTGGGTTGTCAGACCGACCAACATTCCATTGCGGGGTGGAGAAGTAGTAACTCGCTTGGCTCATAACCAAGAGATCGCTGGTGCAAATCCAGCCCTCGCTACCACACAAAGGAGCAATCATGGTCAAATTTACCGCCTCAGTAGAGCGCAAAGAAGCACAGGGAAGCGATCCCCTCATGCAATTTGTCATGTGTATGCTCCACGCCCGAACCAACGCTCATTTGCAACACTGGATGACCGCCAGCAGGAGCGACCATCAAGCCCTAAATTTTTTCTATGACGGGGTGGTCGATATTTTGGACAATTTTGTGGAGGCATTTCAAGGGCAATATGGCAAACTTCATGATGTCATTGACGGTTATGTCTTCCCCACTGGAAAACCGTTGGACTACTTTGTCGCCTTGGCGCAGGAAATCGACTTGCTCAGGAAAGAAGCTGACTTTCCACAGGAATCATGGCTTCAGAATATCGTTGACGAACTCCGCGCACTGGTGTCGCAGACCATCTATCAACTGCGCGAATTGAAGTAAACCATGCCGCTCAGGAAAACTCAGCAAGGCTGGATGTGGGGAAGCAAAGGCCCGTTTCCCACAAAAGCCAAAGCTTTGTCTGTCGCCCGTGCCGCTTACGCCAGCGGATATAAAGGCGAAGACGCAAAAAATATTTTTCAAATTTTAATAACTGAGTCTGGAAAAAAAGTGTTTCCAAGCGGCAGGGCGTAGGCCAAAAAACCGACTTCAATTTTTTTTTTCAAAATGCGTAGTTCGCTTTTGATTTTCCTACCCCTCATTATATCTGCTGGTATAATGTGTTTTGTAGCGGGAAAGTATTCAAATACAAAAACCGCCGCAAACCACACACAAACCGCCTAGAATCGAATTATCGGGTTCAGGCTATGCACCCCTCAAAATCCCCGAAAACCCGCTATAACCCCGCTTATACGGTTTTCAGCCCGTATCCCCGCGCCGCGCCCATGCAAACCCCGCAAAAACGGGCAAAAACGGGCAAACCCTGAAAACCCCGCACAAACCGCAAACCGCCGCCGCGCCCCGCAAACCGCGCCCTAACCCGCCCACGGCGAAAACCGCCGCATTCTCGAAAACCGCTCAAAATCCCACGAACCCGCGCACGGTTAACCCCGCGCACAATCCGCACAAACCGCCCACGGGCAAACCGCGCCGCCTGAACCGCGCACAATCCCCCGCCGCACGGTTAACCCGCGCCGATACCCGCCGCACAAACCCGCACGGCGAACCGCCCCGCGCGGTTTACCCGCACGTCAACCCCCGCGCATATGCACGGGCAAACCCGCCGCCCACGGGGACGGGCAAACCGCCCACGGCGAACCGTTGACGGGCAAAAAAAACCCCGCGCACGGCGGGGCATAGAATTAAATCAAGATATTGTCACAATCCCCATATTTCAAAGCTTTGAACCGCGCCGCTTTTTTATTCGCCGCATATATGGGGAGAATGTAGATATATTCCGTGCCGATATGCTGAATTTTGACGTAGTAGATTTTCACGATACCCCCTTATTTTTAACGGTTTGCCATTCGGCTTTATCCCTCATTTCGCCGCACGGTTTGCACGTCAACCCCGCCCATGCGAAATGGAATACCCGCACGGGTTCGCCACAATGGGCGCAAAAAATAACCCGCCCATGCAAACCCGCACGGGTTCGGGAATTAATCGGGGTTTTTTGCATCATTTGCCCCCGTTTTTATCATTTCGCCGTCAATAAATTCAGCGATAACTAAGCCTGATTCGCCTAGTAATTGATCAACCGCCGAAAATAATTCAATAATTGACCATTCGGGGGGAAAACAATCCCCCGATAATGCGGAATGGCCCATGCGAATCAACCCCCATGCGCGGGTTAACTGGTCATAAGCTTCGATTATTTCGCCCGTCATTTCGTGCGGTTTTTGCGGTTTGCGGTTTTTCATTTGATCCCCTTAGGTTAAAAAATGAGCGAAAATGCCCATTCCATAGGGGCAAACCCCTATAGAATGCGACATTCAAGAATCAGGCGCGGGAAATAGGAATAACGCGCCGCGCGGTCTTATCCGCTGATTTTGCGCGCGTACCATGCGCCCGAAATCCTACAATCACGGCGCGGTTTTTCTTTTGACACAGTCCGCATGATTCGCACGTCACCCCGTCCCGTGTTTGTGCGGGACAAACCACAATATCCCGCCCCTGAGGGGTTCGGGTTCGTTCGGGGGTATCCATAGGGACAATGCAAACCACGGGCAAACCGTGCGCCGCTAAATCGTCCGCATGGCCCGAATCGTCCGCGCTTAAATTAATAATAAAATCGTAGTTATTACTGTGCCGAATCCAATTGATATTTTCCGCGCCGCTTTTATGCGTATAGGTGAATCCGCGCCGCCCGATATTCGCCGCTACTATTTCACCCAGTGCCACGGGATCGATTAATTCGCCGAATCCGGGCAAGTCCCCTGCTACGTTGAATCGCCATAATTGTCCCTCAGGTAGAGCGCGGATATTCGCCGTTAATTCAGATAACGAACCGCCCCGCGCCGCTACTTTGTCCCACGTCATGCGGGTGTAGTAATCCTCAGCGTAGCAGTCCGAACGATAATGAGCGCATGACGGGGGGCAGGTTTTCCGCTCTGAATAAGTAACGGGGATCGGCCCCGTTTTTGAATTCGCCGATTTTCTGACAAAGTGATAAGCGGCGGCGGCGGTTTGTGTTTGTGTGTGTGTCATTTTGAATTTTCCTATAGTGTAATTTTGAGAATTTAGACTTGAACGGCGCGGGACATAGCGCGGGCGGGTAACCTGTAAAATTTTCCGCTCCCCCCATGCGCCACAATCCATCCCCGCCGCGCCCCGGCGGATTCAATTAATTTATAAATAACCGCGCCATATGAGATATACATACCCGCGCACGGTTTGAGCGGATTCTTTTCGGCGGTTTTTTGCTTACACTTATCGCGCCATATTTTCGCCCCGCCCGTAGGGTTCGGCGCGAATTTATCAAGTAAATCAAGAATTCGGCGCGGCGCGTTATAGTAAAATGGTTCGCATTCGTCCCCCATATCTTTATATGAGAATTCCCCGTTTTTCATTGACCATAAGCAAACCATGCCGAAATAACGGGAAAACCCGTCCCCGCCGTTCGTGGTTCGAATGACCGCATACCATTCGCGCCCACGGGTTGACGAATCTATAACGTCCCATTGTGTCTGAATTGAACCGTCCGCGCGGTTTGCGGATTGTGTGAATTCGGCGATAAGTATTTCATTCGCCGTGCGCCCATTCGCTGAAAAACTAGTCCATCCCATGTTATGCCCCTTGATCATTGAAACGTAAAAAACCGCCGATATTGTCAATATCAGCCCTCAAAGCTTTGATCCATTCGGGCATATCGTCACCCGCTTCATAAGCTTCATATGCCCATGTTTTTAGGCATTCGGGGCAAACCCCCGCCCGATAATCCGCTGAATTTAAGGGGGCATATATAGCGTGGGCATTCGGTTCGCCGTCCGCCCTACTAGTAGGACATAACCGCCGTCCCGCATATAACCCCGTTTGTGTCAAATGAATATTCACAATGCGCCCCTTGATTGAATTAAATAGATACCCGCTATGAAACCGTGCAATAAATTAGACAATTCCCGCGCCGTCATATGGCCTTTATTGAAAACATCCGCCGCGCCGCCTGATTCGTTGACCATACGGTGTAAGGCATAGCCCCCGTAGGACATTGACAAATGATAATTTCCCACGTTTGCACGCAAACCCGCCGCGTCCCGTGTATACGGTTCGTCCCTAGTATTTAATAAAGAATTAATTGTTTGTACATTACATTCGAGCGTTTTTTTGTTGATTCTCATGATTAACCCCTATAAAATAAGAAAAACGATAACATTAGGCCGATAAAAACCGCCGCTAAAATATCGAGAATGGATTCTTTGTTCATTGTCAACCCCTTATTCCGCGTCATTCAATGCGAGAATGAAGCCAACAAACAAACAAATAATTACGAATGAAGCCACTATGTATCCCATGCTGAACCCCTTAAAAAAACCCCGAACCGTTCAGGGTATGGGCTAAGTATCGGGTTATTCACACAAAAAACCATTAGGACATTCCCTAATGTATAAATATACAGTATGCCCACGATACCAAAAACCACGAAATGTGAATCCCTACAATGTAAGAATGCACGGGTTCAGGGTTCGGCATATTGTGAAAACCACGGGGGCAAACCTAAGCAAACCGCCGCCCGCCTAGAATCTAACCGTGAATATAAGGGGGCATTGTGGGCGGGTATACGGGCGCGGGTATTGTCAACCGAACCGCTTTGTATGGCTTGCAAATTAACGGGGCGCATAACCCCCGCCGCGCACGTTGACCATGTATTCCCGTGGCGCGTTATAGGCGGCGAATCATTCAGGCATAACCTATATCAAAGCCTATGCGCCGAATGCCACGGGGTAAAAACGGGATTAGAGCGAACGGGGATATTCAGACACTATACGAACCCCGCCCCCATTGACTATATTAAATCGGATTATTCGCACGTTATGCGGCGGGAATAACCGCCCATATGGCCCGAACCCCGCGCAAACCATAGCCCCGCCCCGCATGGGCGCAAACCGTGGGCAAACCGCGCACAAACCCGCCCGATACTGCCCCGCGCCCCGCAAACCGCGCACGATACACCTATAAACTAGTACTAATCTATTCGATTCGACCTATTCAGGGGCAAGCCGCGCGCATTTAATTAATTATTTGCACGTACCTATTGATCGATTCAAAGCGCAAACTAGTACTAGCGCAGTACAAATGAAACTAAAATGTGGTCTTTTGCCACGGGAG